GCGATAGACATGTTTGTAACGTTACCTGTACCTTCTACTTGGTAGAAATGTGTAGTTGCCAATTGTGTTACGCACTGAATGACAGCGTGAACAGCTTCGTCATAATCAAACTCGTTAGCTGGTGTTGCACCTAGGTCTAAACCAAAGAAGTCTAGTTTTGGACCAGATAACATTACTGGTGTAGCTACTGTTGCAACTCCAGAACCTGCTAATGAGTCAATTGCGAATACTGGTTTTGTGTCGCCGTGTAATCTTGTTGTATATGCCATGATAATTTTCCTTTAAAAGTTTGAATTCATATAGAACTCATACTATTATTTATGCCATATAGAAAAAAATGTTGGTTTTGGTTAGCCTCTGGCGGCTAAATTTTGACGGCTAAAGCCCATTCTGTTGACAAATTTGACCCCATTTGCAACAAATCCTTCTTGGGTTTGTGTCCCGTCTAATAGATAACCCTTGACTGGACTAGCTTCTGCGGCCTTATCTAACTGATTCACAATCTTCATTTTAGCATTATATATTGCCATCCAAATTACGAATGCACTTTTTATACCAGCTTCATTTTGCTTAAAATGTTCTGTTAATTTCATACGTATCCCGTCTGACATTGGACGAGTCTCAAAGAATTTATAAAAATCACCAACTAAATTAGTTAAATTGCCTGATACAATTTTCTTATTGATGTAGACTTTACACATTGCCGGGAACGCTGACTTAGTTCCTGCTGGTGCTTGAAGCAACCATGTATCGGCTGCATCTCCTGCCTGAGAGATAACCTGCTGAATTTTTGCTACATCTGCTGGTGAAAATTTCAACTTAGGTGTAGTCGGCATTTTAGCTGGAATAACAGCAACGTTACTGTTGTTTGTTAACTGCCCAATAGAACCGTTTAATAATTGTGCTTGTTGTACGTTAGTGGCTTGAGGTGGCAAATACTGGTGAACTGCTATACCCCCAACTTTACCTGTTATTAATTTTCCAATTTCACTGTCTACTTCAACAGTGTACGTTATACCATTTGGATTAGCTTTAAACTTATAAAGCCCATTTTCATCTTGTAATTGTTGACTAAACAACAAATCACCCCAATAAAATCCACTACCCGAATATGATTTTTGTAGACCTGGCCAAATAGTAGCAATAATTTGATGCAATTGGCTGCGGTCAATTCCTCTAGCAATATCATATTGTTGAAATGCTTTTGGACTAGTCACATGTCCGCTACCGTCACTTTTATTAAACATGTGTTTATCTGCTATGATAAACTTACCATCCATACCAGTACCAAATACTAACGCAGGATATCCGTCCCACTTAATAGTTACTACATTGGGATTTTTAACAGTGTTAACTATTGCTTGCAATCCTTGAGTTGCTCCTCTAGAACCAATATCAAATATCAAATCTTCAGGATGTTCAACGTGAGCCTTAGTTAACTCTACTTCTTCTGTAACGACGGTATTGATATCTTCTAGTTTGTCAACTAGGTCACGTAATGAATTCATTATTCAACCTTAATCCAAGACTGTACTGTATTCTTGCTTTCCGGAACAGGTTGTGCTGCCTGCGCCGCTGCCTGCGCCGAGGCATATGAGGGATGTCCCGGTGATATTGGATTGCCACCAATTGAAACGGGAATATTTTGTGGTGCTTGCGGTGTTTGTGCTACATTTTGTTTAGCAATTCTACTGAGACTTCTATTGGCAGCATTAGCAATTGTTTGCAAACCAGTAGTATTACCCTGTGATGCAAGTTTTCGTATCATCTTAATAATAGCTGTTGTGTCGTTATCGGGTGGGGCAGGAGCAGGATTGGGGGCAGGACTAGATGCGCTACTAGAACCTCCACCTAATGTAACATTAGGCTGTGTTTCGCTTTCAGATGATATAATTTGATAAATCAAATTTGCCATTTGATTTATTGCTTTAGAATTGTTACTAGCAACTCCAGGAGCTAATCTATCTATTTGTTCTTCCCAATAATATGTAGTGGGTGACCCTGTTGACTCGGGTACCGGTGTAGTAGGTGTTGGTGTAGTAGTTTGTTGTTGTACCGGTTGTACCGGAATTGATATACCGTTTTTCTTTAAATACCCAACCACTAGATTTTTAACATACGACGGGTCTGGTGTGTTACCGGCTACATTAGCACTTTTGATGTTCATTGATAAAAGTTGTTCAACTTTTGTAATATACTTCTGTTTAGTTTGTAATTCTAATCCCTGTCTACCCCAATCAGATTGTTGTCCGACTAGGTTAAATGCCTGTCTTTTAGCAAAATCTGTAAAGGCATTTTCAGTAATGACCTCATTGAGTTTCATCGTTTTTCCTTATACTCTTAGAAAATCTACCCTGATCTCTGGCTTTGATTGCGCTTAGTAGTTTGCGTTCTAGTATTTGTGCTTTTTCCGGATCATACTGTTTATTAATCATTTCTAATAGATTAATAGCACTAGTAATAATATTATGGGCTCGGCTCTCAATGATATGTTTAGTATCACGGTTATTGCCTATGGCTTCTAATTCCTCTAGCAAACTGCGAGTTTTCTTTTGCATGATATAGTTTCCTAGTAGTATTTATCATCTTTTCAGATTGTTTATCAATGATTTCAATTTTGAACCCTGAACATCAGCAACAACCCGTGTATTTATTGGCTCAATTTCTCCTGTAATAGAATCAATTACAGTAGATTGGGGCTTTAATCGATTCATAATGTCATTGGGACTAGAACTGGGTCTATATTTTGCTTGTTGGTCTGCATACCCGTCAGGATCCTCGTCAGTAATACGCATAGTCTCAATGTTGTATTCCAAGTCAATTTTCTGTCCCACACCCGTCGAACTACGACTTTTCATACATTGAATTTGATATTTTCCACGCTCACGCATACTGCGACTTGTAAAAATACCAAACACATTATCTGCTGTATTAATCTTACTGATACCACCTGCAATATGACTATGGTCAAATTCTTGTTCATCAACTGCACTACGATTCAACTGACTTGCTGTTACCATTAATACACCTAATTCTTTAGACAAATTACGTAATTCTTCACTAACATACTTGTCTTTAATAAACTGGTCATTGGGATTAACTTTAACACTAACCGGCATAACTAGATCCAAATAATCAATCATAACAAAGTCAATTTTAATTCCAGTTTGAATTTGTACTTCTTTTAAATATGACCTAATGTCATTAACATTACTTTGTGCTGGCAAGCCCTTAACACGATAATCACCGGATTTTTTACCTGCAATTTTAACTTTAAGTTCTGTACTGTCAATATCCTTACGAATGTCTCTGGTACTCATCATAGTCAACATAGCATCTGTTCTAAGTGAGGTTAATTCTTCACTCAATTCTAAACTAATATATACCCCACTAAGTCCCTGTTGCAACCAATTCAATGCAATGTTCATCATCACTAATGACTTACCTGAACCTGAACCACCTGCAAAAATATTCAATTCACCGCGACTAAATCCACCGTACAATAGTTTATCAAGTTGAGGCCAACCTGTGCTTTGTTGTCCACCTGCGTTAAAGTATTTGTGTAATCGTGCTTTAGGATCAGCAAAGTAATCTGTACCCATATCTCGTTGTAAACTAATCTGCACCGCGTCTTTGATTAGTTTCTCAACTGGTCCGAATTCACCCTTCTCAAGTAAATCGGCACTCTTAAGAATAGCACGTTCTAGTTCTTGTCGTTTAGTAAATGATTCAAATTCTTCTAAGAACCACTCAGTGTGTCTATCACCAAAATCTTCAATGAGTACAAGTTCTATTCCTGTTGTTGCTTTTATTTGTGTTATATCCGGTAGTATACTATATTTCTCACTGTACTCTTTCATAAATTCTGATACAGGTCTTAATGCCCGATCAAAGTTCTGCGGATTCATAATATTCATAACTCTAATATACAATTCTGCATTAGTTAGCATCATTTGTAAAAAGAGCCGTTGAACGTCTGTGTTATATTCCTTTAGCAATCTGTTTTTTCCTTAATTCTATTTTTATCTTACTACTTGTTGCGTGTTGTATGATACTTAGTAATGTAGGTAGCTTACCATATCTTATTACTGCATCATTAACA